TATAGTCTGTTGTTTGTGCTTGTAACCCAGTCACAGAAGCTTTCCCAGTTGGAAGTTTGACTTCCTCTTGTTACTGAGATAGCTGCCATTAAAATATACCGGGGATGATTTGTCCTGTTGTTGCGTAAGCACCTACTGCTGCTACGAAACCAAGCATTGCTGCCCAGCCATTAAATCTTTCTGCTTCGTTTGTCATGATTGGATGTTTGTTAATTGGATAGTTTTCAATGACTCTAGGTGGAGTCTCATTTGGATAAATGTTAATTAGTTTGTCAGTCATTATTTTTTTTTAGTTTTTCTTTTGTAAGGTTTTGCTGTTTTCGCTGACCGTTTAAAGTTAGCGGCGGTGGGAGCACCCTTAGAACCCACCTTTCTCATTGTCTCACCAGAGCCAGCTTTGATTCGCTTTCTCTTGGCGTGTATATTTGCGTATAGACCTCTCTTAGCCATTAGCGTTTTTTGCCTCCATGTTTGCAGCCACACTTGCTGCCTTTCTTTTTGTATGCCATTAGCATTTCCATCGTCGCATAGCAAGTGCCTTACGTGTAGGCTTGCCGTTTGGTTTTTTCATTGGACCTTTCATTCCTTTGAATCGTGCACAAAAAGATCTCTTGCGTGGACCACCTCCGGGCTGTGGAGCCTTGAGGTTGGAGCCAGTAGCTGCGTTATACTTCTTTCTACCGGCTGCTGTGAGACCTCCCTTACGGCTCTTGTGCTTGCCAATTCTAAGGGAGACGTTTCTCTTTCGTACTTTCTTTCTTGCCATTAGACTAAACCGGGATCTATTGGATTGTTTTTAAACATACGAATTCTTCTTAGTTCTTTTTTGAGAGGATTTGTTTCTGTGTCGTCTATGATTTTCATGCCTTGAGTAGCGGACATAACACCTATAGGTTCTCCAACATTTTTAACAAACCCCTTAGCTATCTTCATACTGTCGTTAGCTTGAACTAACCCCAGCGGCGGAAATGCGTTTCCATGTCTACTAGGATCATACATACCATCAAACTTAAAATTTCCATTAGGTTCAAGAATGTAAGCTTCCGCTCCTGAGTTAATATAAATGTTTGGTTTATCTGTTGAAATAAAACCTCCATCGCCTAACCCTGTATCTTTAAAATTCATCGCTAGGTCAGGTAACTGCGGACCTTGTGGTTTTATTTGCATAGGATTTAAGTTGAAGTGTTTCTTTCTAAACTTATTTATTCTACCTTCAGCACCGGGAAATACCTTGTTAAGGCTATCCATCTGTTGCTGAGTAAGACTAGCTTTTTTAGGTGGTGCTGGTACATATTTTCTTGTTGGGTCTTCTTTAGGTGGTGCGGTATAAGGTGATCCTCCATCACCTTGCCGTACAGCGAGATCCCCCTTAACGTGAGGGATCTGGCTATGTATTAGATTCATGTTGGTCATCTTAATCTGACCTAACTTATCTAGTGTGTCAGAATAAGCCATGACTATTTTTTCTTCTTGAGAATTTTCTTTTGTACTGCTGTAGGTAGCTTAGATAAACCTTTGCTCATCTTCTTCTTCGGTCTACCTTTTTGTGAACCATAAGTTCCTTTTCCCATCGGCATAATTGTTCTCCTAAAAGTTTACGTTTGGTGAGTTAGTTAGTTTTTTCATTACGTCTTCACGATACGCTGGATCGTTTTCGTAACGAGGATCGCCCATAGCTTCGATAACTTCTGCTTGGCTACGGAACTGTTGTGTACTTTGCTTAGGTGCTTTACCTTGTACTACGTTACCATCATATCCTACCGCATCATTGTATGCGTAGGCAAGTGATCTGACTGCAAAGAATGCAGCGAGAGGATCTCCTTTAGCCATGACAGCATCAAACATATTAACCTCTTGTTCGTTAAGAGATTTCTGTGCCCAGTCTATCATGTTACCGTAGTTCTGTTCTCCTCCAACCACACCTTGTAACTGTTGTATCTCATCTTGTGAGAAGTCACGTGCTCCTTGTGGTTCAGCTCCTTCGTTTGCCTGTCTGTAATCTAAGTACATGTTAGCGAGTTCAGTTGAACTCATCTTACTTATTTCTTCAGTCAGCTCAGGGCTAAACTCTTCTTGGTTAGTTGACTCTTCCCAGATACGATCTAGTATAGTTGGTTCGGCAGACTCTTCTGTCTGCTCTTGTTGTGCTTGTTCAGCTTCTGGTTTGTTGGTGCTGAGTTTTTGTTGCAGCTCAAGATAACCTTTCTCTAACTCTTCAGCACTTTTGTACTTGCCTGCGAGTAGCTGTTCTTGAGCTTGCTCCATCTTTTCACCAACTGCTAGGGAGTCTTGTTCATCTGCTGAGAGATTGTCAAGACTTGTAGTCTCAACATTAGACTCCATAGTTAGTGTGTTTCCTTCCATGTTATTCTTGTGGTGGTTGTTCTTGTGGAGCCCCCTGCTGTTCTAGTAGCTGAGGGTTCTTAGTTGGGTCCATTAAAGGTGAGTTCATCAGAGCTGGTGTACCTTCAATAGCAGTCTGTTCAGCCTGTGCTGCGGCAGCTTGCTGTTGTTCTTGTTGTACTTCTTGCATACTCTTCACAAGATTTAATACATCTATACCTTGTGCTGCTGCAAGTCTCTTGATAACTTCTTCTGGATTTATATATGTTGTAATAGCTTCTGGTCCCATTGTCTGTGCAATAGTCTGTAAGAAACTACCCAACGCTTGTACATCTTGTCCTCTACCTAGACTATTTATACCAGCCACGATGATTGGCTTGACCATACCCTTGGGTATACGTGGTATATCTCCAGTCTTCTGGAATACGCTAAGTTTTCTGTTCAAGTATGGAACTAGGAACTCAACCGTGAGCAATCCGAATAGGCCGCCGAGCTGTTGTTCTAGTTCTAGCTGTGTCATCTTGACTTCTTCAGCTGTGGTACGTTCTGACTGCCGAACTGACAGGATCAGGAACGCTTCGTTCAACCTTCTTTCAAGAGTCTGCATGTGCTGCAACGCCGTGGCGAAGTCAGCTGTCTTACCTACCTGTACGACACCAATGTCATCAGGTCTACCTTGTACGATAGCTCCGTTACCAGCTTGTGCTAGTGTTGCTGGCTTTGTGCTACTAGATGGTGATACAGTAAATACAACCTTAGCGGCTGCTGCACTACCTTCTACTATAGCTTGAGACAATGCTTCGAGAGACTTAAGATCTCCGATGAACTGTCCTACTCTACCTCTACCATAAGCTTCTCCATCTACTGTATTGAAACGTAGTGGCAGCCATGGTGTGCTATCTACTGGTGACTTACCTTGTGACCCCGGTACTCTTTGGTCGTGTACCTCTTGATGCCAGACAAACCTGTTGTTATCTCTCTTAACGTGAGTGAACACATCACATTCATGTGTATCTGGATCGTCTCCTCCTAACATTTCTTTTGTAATCTCGAAATTAGGAATGAGCTTGTTATTGATTCTTTCTTTTGTGATAATTTCAATCACTTGGTCGTTGCCATCTCGTTCTATCACGAAGCGATTAAGAGGATATAATTTCAGTCCCTGTTTGCCCATAAAGATAAGAGCATTACCACCTACAACGAGATGTTGTAATGCTTGGTGTATTACTACACGATCATCTGATGCTGCGATAGCATCAAGGATGGTACGTTCTATCTTTGCAAATGATAAGTCAAGTTCTGATTTTACTTCTGGACCAAACTGTTCTCCTAACTGAGACTCGTCTAGCTGTAGCTTAAAGAAGCTGGTCTGTGGAGGGACGAGAGATAGAGATAGCTTCGATGCTAACGCTACAACTCCTTTAGCCCCCACGGACTGCCAAGGTGTCTTCAGTTGTTTCATACCTTTCGAGTACTCTTCGTGTCCTCTGATAAGATATGGTAGTGTAAGTTTGGTGGCGTCTTCTGCTTCGGTCAAAAACTGGGAACGATCACTGGATAAATTATCATACCTAGATTTTGCTGTCATGATTTAATTAAAATAATCTCTGCTAAATGATGATCTAAAACTACCTCTTCGAGGGAACCTTTGCTGTGGTCTAAACTGAGCAAAGTAGTTTGGATTAGTTGCATACATACTCATCTGATTATTGTATGCGTTTTGTTGTATGTTCTGTAAGTTACCAGCACCAACACCTGTTTGCTGTGTGATTAATGGTAACGGGTATTCTTGTTGTACTGCTGGTGGTGCTGTCTGGAGTGCAGGCTGTTTGCCTGAGCCTCCTAAGTTTGATACGTTATTAGTTCTTCCACCTCTAGGAAGAGTACCTCTGATAAGTGAGCCTGCTGTAACTCCTGTTCCCTGACCTGTTAATGCACCAATCTCACCAAATCGTTGTTGAGTAAGACTGCCCGGTGTGTTAGCTGCTATCATTGAATTAGCAACTAAGTTAGCTGTGTCAGTTGGGGTAAACGTAGTGCCTCTTTCTGTAGGATTGTTAGCTTTAAATACATCTGATAGCTTACCTCCTATAAGTAAGTTACCAACACTACCTACTATACCTCTGTCTTCCGCACTAAGAGCTTTAGCTTTTGGAGATGTAGGATCATAAGCAGCTTGTATCTGTTGTCTAGTGGTTAGATTTGGATTCTCTTTTTGTTTAAGAAAACGAGAAGCAGTCTCATAACCCGGTATCTTATTAAAATTTTGCAACAAGTTATTAATAGGATCAACTCTTCCTTTCGTATCTTGACTTGCTTCTTGCATAGTCTTGTTGACAGCAGCTAGTGTACCTTGAGTCTGATCTTTAAAAGTATCAGATCCAGTATACTGTTCTCCTAAACTTTGAAAAACTTTACTGTTATTAATTATACCACCAGCTGAGTTAACAAGATTTTGTTGTTGAGTTTCTGATAGATTCTTAAATCCTTCTGCTCCTCCTTCAGCAACAGCTCTAGCATCTGATACTGTGTTAGCTACATCTTGGTAATTCATACCTGATGCAAAAAGACTTTTTATGTCAGAACGTACATCTTTACTATCTATGCTTAAAGGTGTTGAAGCTTTATTTAATGCTGCTTGTTCGGCAGCGTCTTCTCTAAATGTACTAAACTTTGGCTTTGGTGCAACAGCATTTTTAATAGCTGAAGCATCATTAAAGATTCCTTTATAGGTGTTAATTGTATTTCCTATATCATTAAGTACTCTACCTGTGTTACTGTTTCCAAAGCCTTCTTCGCTGTCTACACCACCACCAATGTTTAATCCACCAGCATCTGTGCTTGCAACTTGAGTCTCATCACCACCAGTAAATGCGTCAGAAATTTTACCGGGTAAGCTCGTAAAGAATCTACCAGCTCGTGCACCAATATCTGTCTCTGGATTATTACCGGGAGAGTTTATAAAACCTCCTGTCAGATTAGCTACACTGGTATTAATATTGTTCATCAGATTAGAAGTCGCACTGTCAACCTGACCTTGATTAAATATATCTTTACCTAAACTTATCTGACTAGCATAAGGTAAAAGTCTACGTACAGTTTGTCTTCCTAAAGGAGTAGGTCCTGTACCTATACCTGATCCGAATGAGAATCCAAGTCCTCCTTTACCAGAAAAGAGTTGCTTTACTTGGTTAAGGTTTTTAGGTATGCCTGTATTAAACAAACCACCTTCAACTTTACCTTGCTTATTTGTAAACTTACCTAGCTGAGACATGTCGTCCTTAAACAGTCTACCAAAACTTGCATTAGCTTCGTTAGGTACACGTACATTTAATCCTTTATCAAACCAGCTACCTAATCTTCCGGGTTGGTTTAAACCTTGAGATAAAAAGGACTGACCTGATAAGTTACCTAAACTAAAGTCACTACTAAATGTATCCGACAGTCTGTTGGGGTCAAACATTCTAACCCTCTTCTCTTCAGCTGCTTTAGCCTCTGCTTTGGCTTTGGCTTCAGCTTCAGCTTTGGCTTTCGCTGCGGCTGCTGCTGCCGCCGAGCTCTTTTTTCTTGCTGCCTCTATGTTTTTTGCGTACTGAGCTCCGTCTGCAATCGGACCTACGCCCGTAACTTTCATGTTGTTATTCTTGCTTCTGTTATATCTGTTAAGATTTCTTGAGTACGTTCTACCGCTTTTTACAGGACCTATGCCTGAGACTTTACCTTTTTTGTGTGCCATTAGATTTCATCCTTACTGATTCGTTTCTTATACCACTCGACCACCGAGCGTTGACCAGCTAAGTACATGACTTCGCTGATGCTTTGCTTCGGATGTGGATTAACGGGTGGGAAGTTTTCGTCTAGCTCTATCTGTATAGAACTAATGGTTGGTCCGATGATGGACTCAAGCATATTGTGGGAGGTTGGTGTTTGCATGTTCAAAGAACGCTGGCATGCGAGCTGCTTTTGTGTCAGAAAACTGTGGGGCTTTGCCCTGATACATTAACTGATCGCTCGCTT